AGATGCTTTCTGCCACTCATCCAACTTCTGCGCAATCAAATTCATATCAAGAGTTCCACTGCGCTCATCCTCCTGTTCCACATTCTCATATTGGGACTGCAATTCTGCAATCTGCGCATCCAATCCCTTTCGCCGTTCTGCCAATTCCTGTTTTGTGATGATTCCGTCTGCACACAGGTCAATATACTTGTCCAGCCGCTCTCTCTGCTTAGCGATGCTCTTTTCCAGCATTGCCTTTCTGGAAATACGAACCGTCTTTTCCTCTGCCATGCAGCGGCTCAGGATTTTATAGACCTCTTTGACTGTCTTTCCCTTGTCAAATGTGAGATGTTCAAACACCTTTGCCGCCATCAAGTCCAGCTTCCACTCACTGATAGCCTTGATTTGGCAGCTGATGCTCAAATCAAGGCCATGCTCCTGCAAGTAGCTGATGCTCGGCCTGCGTGTACGGCGGTAGCACTGAAATCCATGAATTACAGCACCATCCCGGTTCACACGCCACTTGAACTGAATAAATCCTGCACCACAGCTGCAACGCAATTTTGCCGTCCAGACCGATTTTGGTGTATTTCTCATGTACTTGTGCTTTTTTCCGTTTTCATCGATTACTCGTGCTGATCTCGATGCCAAAATCTGCTGGCATCTCTCCCACATTTCTTCCGAAACCAATGGCTCAAAATCCCCTTTCACATAGATGTAGCTGCTTTCATCCAGATTTTTGATACGCTTCTGCGTCAAGTAGCCGTCACTATGGGATTTATTATAGCAAATGCATCCCTTATATGTTGCATTGTGCAGGACACGACTCACCTTGGAAGCGTCCCACGAAACATGACCTCCCGCATCCAACCGTCCAAGACGATATAACTCTGCGACTATTTTCTGTAGGCCGACTTCACCACTCGAATACATCTGGAAAATCAACCTTACCGTTTCAGCCTGTTCCGGTTCGGGAACATAAGTTCCATTCTCCCTGCGGAATCCCAAGATGTTTCCGTTGCCATACAGAATGTGCCTTTCCCGACTGATTTTCTGCCCTGCCTTCACACGTTCTGAGATTTTGCGGCTTTCATCCTGTGCCATGGAAGACATGAGCGACAGTCGGAGTTCGCCATCATCGGCAGCCGTGTTGATACCGTCATTGATAAAAAGCACATCCACGCCCATAGCCTTCATCTGGCGCGTATAGGACAAAGCATCCACCGTATTTCGTGCAAATCGGCTCACCTCACGGGTAATGATAAGGTCAAATTTACCTTTCTTTGCATCCTCCATCATACGCAAAAACTCTGGCCTCTTCTGTGCTTGTGTTCCGGTGATGCCTTGGTCTACGTAGACCTCCACGATTTCCCAGTCCGAATGCCGGGAACATTCGATTTTATACCACTCCAACTGATTTTCCAGCGCATTGATTTGCGCCTCATGCTCTGTTGAGACACGAGCATATACTGCTACTCGCATGTTTTTACCTCCATTTTCTTGCTTTTTCGGATAAAAAGAAAGGCTCTGGCAGAATCCTCCACCAGAGCCTTTCTCTGTTGTTTACGAAGCCTTTGCAGGCGGTTCTTCCTCCTGCTCACGCTTCATCCGAAGGAAGTTCTGATAAGTGGGCAGGTTGATTACTCCTGCTGCAAAGAGAGCTTCCACCAGACAATAGGCCATCGCCTTTTCGTCAATTTCCAGCATTGTGATACCTCCCTTGGTTATCGCTTATGGTGCTTAGAGTCAGAGGTATAACGTATCATCGAAGAATCAGAAGTTACGGACGGAGCTTGATTCCTTTGAAAGCAGATACCGGATTCTTTCGGGCAATCATATCCTCTCCTGTACACCGGAAACGAGTATGCTCTATCTTCATTTGGGTGAGTTCTTTCGTGAATGCCTTTTGGCTACACGCCCACATATTCTTCTCCTTGCAATAGTCTGAGTAAGCATTATACAGGTCTTCTGTAGCAGTCACTGCTTTCGACTCGCTCTTATCGCAGCTTTCCTGTACAAATTTTCCTACGGTTTTCGCAATAGAGTCTCTCACAATGCACTTTGCGTTGTCCATCTGGGGAATTTCTGGGAAGATGTAATTGAGTTTCACAAGTTTCCGCGCATAGCGCAGGGCTTTTGTAGCAATCGCATCTCGCTCTTTCCAAATTTTGTCTCCCAAATCCGGGTCTTGCTGGTCATCCGGGATTGCATAATTAAAAGGCAGATATATGATACGTTTTAGGAGTGCATCATCTTCTCCGTCGATGATAATCGGATGATTACTAGAAAAGACAAACTTAATGCGCCTTTCCAGCAACGCATCATCACGAAATTTGCGTGGAACATTGATTGAATCGCCTCCTGTAATCTGCTTCAATCGAGAAGCTGCCTCCTCATCAATTTTTGAACTTGGCATATCCATGTCAAAATTGATTACAGCGTTGGCCAACGAAGACATTCCAAATTCATTCTTCATTTGCTTAAGTCTAATACTGCTGATGGATTCTTTGGGGTACAGGCGTCGGATAAAGCTTCCCAAAACGCTCTTGCCGCTATTTCCGATACCCTTCATGAAAATAAAGAACTTTCCCCGTGCAGGGTAGATAAGCAAATACCCGATTGCCATCCAAACTCTCTCCGACAGCAGGGAATCCCCACCTGTGACTCGCTGCAAGTATTCCTCAAATATCTGGCACTTTGCCTGCGGATCATATTTTGCCTTAATACAGGTAAAGGTTATTTGATCCGGGCTGTGTGGATAAAGTTTCCACTCCATAAGGTCAAGGATTCCATTTTCCAAAGGTGCATAAATCGGTTCATCTTCCGGTTCGCTGCACTCAATTTGGGGATCTGTTACGAGGCAATCGTAGAGATCCTTATACCCACGTAGGCTAGATTCATTATTGAGTTCATAGTCCACATTCTGACGATACAACTTGATTAACTGCTTTGAATCCAGCTGTGTGTAGTAATATTCATTGTGGTAATACAGCACACCTCCACAGGAAATGATATGGATATACTTTTTTAGTTCCCTTGTCGTTTCGACAAGGGACTGTTTTTTTGAGGTTTTTATCCCAGCCGATTTTGTCGGTTGGGCATCGGCGTGTTTCCTCATTGTATTTAATGTGTCCTCATTTTTCGGAGATTCTGTAGCTATTGCGCTAGAATCTTCAAACGGATTAGGAGTCCGTTGTTCGCTGTCCGTGCCTGTTGACTTATATCGTTCAGCATCTCGTCTTGCCTTGATTTTGTTGCGCATCGCCTCCTTTGCAGAAAAAGCGGCCTCTTGTTCAACTTGCTCCCCTATTGCGCAAAGTTCGCCAAAGGATAGCTCGGCTCCTGATGCCGGAAGAATTTCTTCAGCATATCCCCTCAAAAAATTATCCTGTGACCAACCCGAATCATTCTCAATTTTTTGAGCGGACTTCTGTAATACCGCTTTTTGCCTGTCATGGAATTTGTCCTTTCCATACATATTACTCATGGTTGGTTTCCTCCGAAGTGGTCTTCTGGAAGTACATCTGCTCGACCAATTTTTCGATGGGATTCTGCGTTTCTCCCAGATTACCAGAGAGCAGATAGTCGATTCTTGTTAATCCCTGAATCTTTCCGTCTCCCTCCCAAAGATAGCCCATTTCCGCTCCCCAAGCATGTACAAACACCTCATAGAAAGCATCCGGTTCAAAATCGTCCGGGCATCCAAGTATAATCGGAGATTGCATTGCTCCGTCTCGGACAAAAATACCGGCAGCTATTTTTCCAGATTTGAATGTTTTTGTGCTGAACAGAAGCGGAAATTTTTCTACTCCATCCTCACATCTCCAATTACAGCTTGACAAAATCCTCCCATTCTGTTTCAAGCTCATTTGGAAACCTCTGAACGGCGAAATATACTCACCTTCCCGAAGAGCAACCTCAGCCTTCCCATTTATCCTGGTAATCCCAATATCTGCATAACAGTCCTTACCCTTAGATGCTTTCTCCTTCCAAGCAAAGAACTCATCCGTAGCTTCTTTCTGAGCTTCGTTGAGTTCCCGATACCACTTGTCATATTCATTCTGTGTCATAGTAAAATACCTCACAAATCAATTATTTTGTGTTTCGAAGTGGCCACTTCGTTCGCAATAGTAGTTTATCATGACCCTATTCTGTCTCCTAGGCCGCTCAAAGCTCTTTTTCGTAAATTTTGGGCGTATTTCATTCATGGTTTATTCATATTTTAAAAATCAAATTATACAAAAATACGTTGAGGCCGAGAAAGTTGGAAACTCCTAACTTTCTCGGCCTCAACGTATTTTAAAATATCTTTACTCTTCTACTTTCTTTCCTTCTTTTCTACACTTTGCCTCATAAAATTTATCAGCACACTTTTCAATCTCTTCATGGCATCTTGATAAACTTTCCAGTATGTCCTGATAAATCGTTTGGTACACCCATTCTGAATGCGGATATTTCATCTCCATGTCAAAAAGTTCATCTCCAAGCCGCCAAATTATCGGCCAGCCCTCAAATTTTTGACTATCTTCTATCTCACTTTTAGGTTCTTCCTTTATGTCTGGATAAAGTTCCTTTATTCTCTTTTCCACAAGTTTTGGACTAATTTCATTTTCCTTTAACGAGTTTAATCCCCGAACTAGAAGTTCCCTATAATAATCTTCCACCGTCTTTGTTTTACCTCTGGATTCACTAATTTTTGTTATCAACTCATTCTTTTTGCCTTCTATCCTTTCAATGGTTTTTGCAAGCGTTTTGCCGTTTATTTTCAAAATCCAATTAAAGAAAACTATATTTTTTAATGTAAGTTGCGTATTTATTCCGATTTTAATTTGGCTTTTGCATTTTGCTTTTCCGCAAAAAATTATATTTAGATGACTTATTACTTTTCTTCTTATTTTTCTTGCTCCATTTACCTCATCTTCATCATTTAATATTTCTCCTTCTTTTCGTGCATCCATTATAGCCTTTACGAATCTCTCTTCTGTAATTTCACTTTTTGTTCCATCAAGGACTATATCCCGTTCTAATGCCCAATATTTCATGCTATATTGCCCAAAACTAATAGTCCCCTTCACCTTTTCTGCATAGTTATAATCATCACGTAGTTGATAATACGGATTACTCATAATTTCTTCAAGTGGATCAATTTTTCTTTTCTTCATACTTTTTCTCCTCTTAAAACTAAAACCCTCCCCGGCAAAACCATTCAGTTTCACCGGGGAGGGTTTATCATACGTTTATCTTCCCATGTTTTGCGCGATTAGTGCATCTTCATGCAACAATCTTACTTTCTGGGATTTTTGATAGCAGCCTGTTCTGCACTTTATAAACGGAGAGCACAAGAAATCACACATTTGCGTCATTTATTTTTTTAGATATTCGATTTTTTATCCTTTTCGTAATATTTTTAGAAAATAACACATTTTTGATTTTGCAGTTTTTGGGACAAACTACAACGCATTTTTTCATCCATTTTCCATCCATTTTTTCTCAAAAATGGAACTTCAAAAAATTTTCCATATCACAAAAAGGAGGTGTTTTTCCACATGAACGCACCCATGCAGTTGAAAATCCGAGATCACACCAAATGATGCTGGACTACTTCTATGGTCAGTCAGGCGAATTGTTCTCCTACTTCCGCATCCCCAAGGCACTGTTTCAAGACCACCGTTTCCGGCAGATCTCCACCGATGCCCGGACACTGTACGGCATTCTGCTGGACCGAATGAGCCTGTCCGCAAAGAACGGCTGGCTGGACGAGCAAGGACGGGTGTATATCATCTACACCGTCCGAGAGGTGCAGGAATCTCTCTGCTGTGCCGAACACAAAGCAGTCAAGCTGTTCCGAGAACTGGAGCAGCTCGACCTCATCGAGCGCAAACGCCGTGGTCTGGGCAGACCCAGCCTGATCTACGTCAAGAACTTTTCCTCCGACTTGCCCAAAGCGCAAGTACAGAATTGCCCAAACAGCAATTCAGGTGCTGCCGAAAGCGCAATTCTGGTGCAGCCAAAACCGCAAGCAAATAAGACTGATAAGAATAAAACAAAGTGGAACGATCCTGACCCTATCTACTCCGGGGGCATCCGAGAGCAGCTTGAGGATTATTTTTATCAGGCATTGGAGGTAGACCTTCTGCTCCGGCTCTGCCCGGATGATGAGGACACCATCTATCAGATCGTAGACCTGCTTGTGGACACCTGTTCCACCAAACGCAAGATGTTGCGGATCGCCGGAGATGATAAGCCTGCCGAGGTGGTACGCAGTCGGCTGAAAAAGCTGAACGCCGACCACATCCGCTTTGTGCTGGATTCTCTGGCAGAAAACACCGCCCCGGTGCGGAACATGAAGCAATATCTGCTGGCAATGCTCTACAATGCGCCCACCACCATGAACCTCTACTATCAGAACAAGACGAACCACGACTTTGCGCGCGGTTCTCCGGGGAGACTAACTATTAAAAGTCAAGCCCCAAAATGAAAAAATCCGCCAACCGACCGCTGCCCCTGACAAACAGCATT